AAGAATGATAGTGCAAATAGTTTTAACAAGGTGATTGGCGAAAGTGAATCAACCTTTGAATGCAACATTTCATCTGAAAACTTTAAGCTCATGCAGGATTCGTATGAGTGTGTATTGTCTAGAAAGTTGTTTTGTCAGTTTAAGAATACAGCAGGAACTTTGACATACCTGGTTGCTATGGAGCCAGGTTCAACTATCTAATTGGAGCACTATATTATGGAAGTACGTGATGATCAGTTTCTGTGGGTAGAAAAGTACAGGCCTCGTAATCTTGAGGATTGTATTCTACCTACAGAACAAAAAGCCGCATTTCAAGAATTTATCGATAAAGGGGAAATTCAAAACATGCTCCTATGTGGGGGCGCAGGTATGGGTAAGACAACAGTTGCACGTGCCTTATGTGAACAGTTGGGAACAGATTATCTTATCATCAACGGATCAGAAGAATCAGGCATCGATGTTCTTCGAACCAAGATCAAACAGTTTGCATCAACAGTTTCCTTCACAGGAAAGACAAAGGTTATCATTCTTGATGAGGCAGATTATCTAAACCCTAATTCTACACAACCTGCCCTTCGCGGGTTCATCGAGGAGTTCTCTAAGAACTGTCGATTCATCTTCACTTGTAACTATAAGAATCGAATCATTCCACCTTTGCATTCTCGCTGTGCAGTTATCGAGTTCAAGTATAGCAAGCAAGAGAAGCCAAAGATTGCAGCGAAGTTTCTTAAGCGTGTTCAATTTATTCTTCAGAATGAGAGTATCTCATTTGATGAAAAGGTCATTGCTGCACTTCTTCTAAAATACTTTCCCGACTATCGTAGAATCATCAATGAACTCCAACGATATTCTGCATCAGGAACTATTGATGAAGGTATCCTCGCGCGCGTAGGTGAAGTCAATACACAGGAACTTGTAGAGTCTCTCAAAGAGAAAGATTGGAAACGTATGCGTCAATGGGTGGTCAACAACATTGACAATGATCCGCATGGAATCTTTCGCAAGATGTATGATGATCTGGTAGATAAGGTTGTTCAAGTTCCTGAATTGGTTTTGATTCTAGCTGACTATCAGTATAAAGCTGCATTTGTTGCAGATCATGAAATCAACCTTGTTGCCTGTCTCACAGAGATTATGGCTACGGTGAAGTTCAAATGAGTGAGGAGTACAAAACGCCATCTATATCTCCTTTTGATTTTGTTAATTCCATTCAATTTGACAAAAAGGAACTAATTGTTGATGAATGGTCAGAAAAGCAGTACAACCCATTTATTATAAATAAATCGTTAAGTTTTGGCGCAGACACTGTGATTCAAGCAAACGAAATGAATTCTCGTCCACACCTTGACAAAAAGTTGCAGTATGATTTTCTACGTAATATCATCTCGCAAAAGAAACGTTATAACAAGTGGTTGAAAAAGGAGAAGCTCGAGGCGATTGATATTGTGAAACAATACTATGGGTATAACACTGTGAAGGCCCAAGAGGTTGTTTCTATACTATCGCAGAAGCAAATTGACCTTATAAAACAAAAATTAAAAAAGGGTGGATTAAAAGATGGCTGAGAACTTTTCATTTAATATTGAGCTTGAGGGATACCTACCCCTTGAGATTCAACTAAAGGAAGCAGACGACTTCCTAAAGGTAAAAGAAACACTATCACGTATTGGTGTAGCGTCAAAGAAAGATAAAACTTTGTATCAATCCTGTCATATTCTACATAAGCAGGGGCGATACTTTGTAGTTCATTTCAAGGAACTTTTTGCTCTTGACGGAAAGTTTGCTGATATTACAGACAATGATCTACAAAGAAGAAATACTATAGCGAAGCTATTGCAAGATTGGGGTTTGGTGACTATAATCAATGAAAGTATGTTCGCTGATCAGGCACCTTTATCTCAGATAAAAGTTCTCTCATTCAAAGAGAAGGGAGAATGGAACATACAGACGAAGTATAATTTAGGCAAAAAACCACGCAAAGCTGCGTAAGGAGATCAACATGGACAATCAACTAAATCTTTCTGTTACACCCGATCAACTAAACTTCATTCTAAATTGCCTTGCAAAGACCCCATATGAGGTTTCTGCGGGTCTAATTCAGTCATTAGTTGGTCAGGCACAACCACAAATCGCAGCAATGCCACAACCCGAGGCACCTGATGAAGAAAGTTCACCTGCAGCACAAGAAACCTTGCAGTAACGTATAAATAATTATTCTCAGGGATGGGACAAGCAGTGGGGGGTTAGGCTTGTAAAATATTCCCTCCACCAACGCCATTTGGGTTGGTAACTTATCTCGCTGAAAAGGAGAACACTATGCTTATGTACGCAAATATGGCTATTGACGCCTTTCAATCTGGTAAGACCGCTTGGTTGAACCAATATGTTCACGATAAAGCTGTTCGTGAACCACTCCAAAACTTCGTAGATGCTCAAACCGCTTTCACAAAACAGATCGCTAAAACGTTTTGGGAGGTAACCGGTTCTGCAGTAGAAGCTACTTGCAGTAAAGTATTTACTAAATAAGGAGACTAAAATGACTTCACTCACTTCTCTAATGCCAAAAGACTTTCAAAAACTCTTTGTTGGATTCGATGACCAGTACAATCGAATGGCAAAGTTGCATGATGAACTCACCAAAGGCATTCCAAACTACCCACCATTCAATATCAAAAAAGTTGATAACGACCATTATGTTATCGAGGTCGCCGTCGCTGGATTCAGTAAATCTGAGGTCGATGTTGAACTAGCCGATGGAAAACTTGTTGTTCGTGGTCGTGCTAATGATGACCATGACGCAATGACAAGCTGGATTCATAAAGGCATTGCTGATCGAAACTTCACTCGCACCTTCCTTATCAATGACCAAATTGAAGTGCGTGATGCAGAGATGATTAATGGCATGCTTCGAATCTTCCTTGATCAGATCATTCCTGAGCACAAAAAGCCCAAGAAGATCGATGTTAAGGAAAAAGCACAACCTACAAAAAGTACAAAACAACTCTTGACAGAAGAGTCAAATCTGTGATTTAATACGTTCTGGGTCGCAACAAAAGCCCAGGTAACTGGGCTTTTTTTTATGGAGGAGTGGTAGAGCGGTTGATTGCACTGGTCTTGAAAACCAGCGACTCGAAAGGGTCCGTGGGTTCGAATCCCACCTCCTCCGCCAAAAGTTGTTGTAAAAATGTGACACTTAAAAAAACATCTTGACAACAATGTTAGATGAATATATAATGTTCACATGTTGATTGAAAACGGTAGGTAGCACTGGTGTGCGGCGGGGTCTTATAAGCCCTGGAGATCGGTCAGATGGGCTGAAACGGAAGGGTTCGAATCCCTTACCTACTACCAAATATCTAAAGACCTCTATAAGTCATTAGTCAACTCTAATGCATGAGGCAAGGAAAGGTGCCGGACAGATGGGCACTAAGCTATGAAGCGTGGTGGGGCTCATAGCAGGACAAAGGTCCTAAATGTTCTTTAAAAAGATAATCTTTTCTGCCCCGGTGACGGAATTGGTATACGTGTTGGTCTTAGAAGCCAAATTTTGCGAGTTCGAGTCTCGCCTGGGGCACCATGCACAGATGGCAGAGAGGCCCAATGCAAGAGTCTGCAAAACTCTAAAGCCGTCGGTTCGAATCCGACTCTGTGCTCCAATATGGATGCGTAGCCAAACGGTTGAAGGCAGCAGACTGTAAATCTGTGACATAAGAAACGCTGGTGGTTCGAATCCATCCGCATCCACCATATTGAAGCGCATAATCGATAGTATACTCAGAACAGGAGTGACTGCCTGGTGCGTATAATTGTAGAGAGATGTAAAAAGCCCCCGCTAGTCACGGTTATCTCAGTGCGTTTCAATATGGTTCTGCAAAACTGATGATGGCAAATCCGCCCAACCATCGGGGCGACTACTTAACCCTATCGAACGTCTTGCCAACGAGGAGTGGAGGATGGGGGAGCGACTTAGGCTCTTAAACAGGTGATGGTAGCCATACTTGTCTAGTAGCTCAGTAGGTAGAGCGTCGGACTGTTAATCCGCCGGTCGCTGGTTCGAGCCCAGCCTAGACAGCCAAAAAAAGCCCACGTAGCACAACGGTAGTGCAACTGATTTGTAATCAGTAGGTTGGCGGTTCAAATCCGTCCGTGGGCACCAATAAGCAGGATTAGTTTAATGGTAAAACTACAGCCTTCCAAGCTGCTGTTATCGGTTCGATTCCGATATCCTGCTCCAATAAATAATAGTAACTTATGGGGGTTACTATGTTAGACTTTAAAGAATACTTCATACTAAATGAAGGTGTCCATGATAAGGGTATCTTCAAAGCAGTTTTTATGGCTGGTGCACCAGGTTCGGGTAAAGACTACGTTATGAATAAGGCTCTTGCGGGTCATGGGTTACGTGAAATCAATTCAGACGTTGCCTTCGAGCACACAATGAAAAGACAAGGATTAGACCCCAAAATGCCCGAGAATGAACAGCCACAAAGAGATGTTCTTCGTGCTAAAGCAAAACATACTATGGATTTAAAGAAAAGATTATCTGAGCAAGGTCGTAATGGTGTCATTATCAATGGGACAGGTGATGACCATCATAAGATTAAAAAGATGAAAGATCATCTAGAATCAATAGGATATCAAACACATATGATATTTGTACACACTGACAATGAAACATCTCGCAATAGAAATGTAATGCGAGGTAAGATGGGCGGGCGCGAGATACCGGAGGGTGTTAGACAAGAGAAGTGGTCAGGTGTACATAAAGCAAAGGATCACTACAAAGATATGTTTGGTAGCCATTTTCATTCAGTAGACAATTCTATTGATATACAAAAATCTTCCAAACAAGAAAGAACTGCACATTTAGAAAAGTTGAATAAACTACACAAGCATTTTGGAAAGGTTGTTGCGTCAAAACAACACTCTCCAGAAGCTCAAAAATGGATTGACAAGGAACTCAAGAAATGATATCATTAAACCTTAATGAGGATACTAATATGTCAGGACCAGGAGAAGAAACAGATCCAGAAGTGTTAGAGTGGCTTGAACAAGTCATTATGAAAGACGAGTATTACGATATTATCGAGGATATTGACTTCGACGAAGTTGTGAAACAACTGAAACAAGATTAATTGGGCTGCTAGTGATAATGGGAGCACGCCGCCTTTGCACGGCGGAGGTTGGAGTTCGATCCTCCAGCGGTCCACCAGACCTCTCGGATTGGGATAATAGGTAGTCCACTACGTTTGGGACGTAGAAGGTGCAGGTTCGAGTCCTGTGTCCGAGACCAACTTTAATGGGACAGACAATGCTTAAAATTATAAAATGTTCAGATTCTCTATTGTGGTATAGCGACCTTGTCGGGCATACTGTCCCTTTAATTCGTGAGTATGAAGATTGCTACATGAGTCGTGAACCTGATGGTTTCGCAAATATCGTTAAAAAAGAAGATGCAGAGGTTATCAATGAAGGATCTTGAAGAAATTAGTAGAATCTTCAACCAAGCAATCGATGAAGATAAAAAACGATACAACGAGAAGTGGGAAGCATTGTCTGATGAAGATCAGATCGATTACTTCTGTGCAATCGTAGAACGTATTCACGAAGGTGATGTAGTTCAAAAACGATCCTATCGTGGTGTCCTTTATGATGTTTTTGGTTGGGGATCTGAGGCATATATGGCGGCTCAATGTGCGGGTTACCTTGACATTCACAATATGATCTATGATGCTAATCAAATTCAGGATATTCTTAAGAAATTTGCAACTAATCATTTGGGTCAAGAAGATAACGAAGAACTCAAAACCAAACTAAACGACTTTATGTGGAAACGATATGCGTAGTAAATACTGGTCATGTAGCAAATTTGCAGATTGGCTTCGAGGTACAATGAAGCCCCCAGCTGAAACAAGCGAAGGTTGGGAGAAGTGGCGAATTGAAGCAGAAAACAAATATCCTTATCGCTATTGGCTAGCTGAAGAAGGCCTTGATATTTTACAAAAGATTGTTTTCTTTATCCCCGACCAAATCTACAATGTGAAGTATGCAT